GGTCGTGACGTGAACCGAGTATTCACATGGAGTAATATTCTCAAAGTTCCGTTTGTAGACCAGCAGAAGCTTCGCTCCATCGGTCGCTCTCTTGACGATATCCTCGACAAAGGCATCCGCCTGAACCACGACAAGACACTAGACATGAACGTATACCTCGGCTTTGAAGGTGTCGGTTCATACGGCCTTATCAATAACCCGCAGGTTGTTGCAGCAATGGCTCCGAATGGTGCCGGCGGCTCTACCAACTGGAAGAACAAAACCCCACAAGAAATTCTGAATGATATCAACAATATTCAGAACGACACGTGGGCTGCATCCGAATACGACCTCTCGGGTATGGCAAATCACATCCTGCTACCGCCCGGACTGTATCAATACCTCGTGCAAACAATGATAACAGTAAACGGTGTATCCGGCTCTATCTCCATCTTGACATACTTGCTTGAAAACAACATCGGCAAGAACCAAGGTGTAGACCTCTTTATCGCACCTTGCCGCTGGTGCATCGGCGCAGGTGAAGGCGGTACCGATCGCATGGTCGCATACGCAAATAACGACGAGCGTGTACGCTACGACAGCACCGTGCCTCTCGAGCGTTCAATGACTCAGCCTGTAGTAACGCAGCTTGCATATCTCACAGCCTACGTCTGCCAGTTCGGCGAAGTAGTGTGGGTATACCTGCAGCATGCCAAGTACTACGACGGCATTTAGGAGGTTACTATGTTTAGTGTTTTTACAAAGAGAGCATACGAGTTCAGAAACCCCAAGACCAATGAAACAGTTCAGTCGGCATTCAGTGGCTTCACCACAGTGCCTGACTGGGTACGCGACGATCCGATGTTTAAGCTCGGCTGCAAATCCGGCAGAATTAAAGTAGTCGAAAACGACGAGCAAAAGAAAGACCTCGAAAACGACCCCAACGCTGGCGACGGCGACGGAACCGGTAACGACAATTCCGGAAACAATAACGCTGGCGACGGCAATGCCGAGGATGACCCTGAGGTTGATGACGAAAAGTCATCGGGAGGACCCGGCTCGTCTAAGACTCTTGCACAACTTGAAAAAGGCGGCACAAAGTATCTTGAGAAAATCGCAACGATGCGCGGTGTCGACATTTCAAAAGCAACAAATAATAAGACTCGTGCGGAGTTGATATTTGCAGACATCAAAGCAAATAACGCTGGCGACGGCAATGCCTAAAGAAAGCGAGGGCGATTTGCTATGCCTACTGTTACGAATTCGGAAGTCAATGCCATAATCGCCGGAGCATCTAACATAAGGGGCGGGGATAACCCGCCCTTTACGGTAGACGATTTCAAAGCGATCTATCCGCAATTCTGGGAGCAGGTTCCTGCACCTATTGTGTCAGACCCCGGAGCAGAGCCTGACGGCATTGCTGCCGAAGCTCCCGACTCGCAGAGCGACTACATACTGAAGCCTTTTGTGCCTGATGAGGTAATTGAAATGTATGTAGAGTTTGCACACGCTTGCGTAAGTATTGGGCGGTACCGTAAATCTTGGAAGATGTGCATGGGGCTTTTTATCGCTCATTTTCTGACGATGTACTTGCAGACCCTTGCTGATCCCGAAAATGCCTCTCCGCAGTCACTGGCAATCGCCGGACAGACAAAGGGGCTCATGGCACAAAAGAGCGTAGACCAAGTATCGGCATCTTACGATTTCTCGCATGTCATGCAGGACTTGGACGGATGGGGCGCGTGGAAACTCACGGCATTCGGTGTGCAACTTGCAACGCTCGCAAAAGCCTACGGCATGGGTGGAATGCGTGTGTCTTAAAGGAGAGCTATGTTTACTGTTAAAATCGATGAGATGAACGACGAGTTGAAAGCCATCGAGGAAAGTATGGAAATGCTTATGAAGCATGAAGTGCTTGTAGGCATCCCGGAAGAGGGCGGCGGTAAACCCTCGGGCATTTCAAACGCTGCACTCCTATTTATCCACACAAACGGGTCGCCGTTAAAAGGTATCCCGGCGCGCCCGGTTATCGAAGCAGCTCTCGACCAAAACTCAGACCAGGTAGCAGAGGTGCTCAAAGAATGTGCCGATGCCGGAGCTTCCGGCGATGTTGGAGCTGTCATGCCAGCGTTAGAAAGAGCTGGTATGCAAGGTCAGAACATCTGCCGCGATTGGTTTGAAGGAGCAAACGGATGGGCTCCGCTTAAACCGAAAACAATCGAGCGCAAGGGCAGTGCCGGAGTGCTTATTGACACAGGTCAAATGCGTGGAGCCATTACCTACAAAGTAGAGAGCGTGTAATGCCGTCACCGGTGACGTATCTTAAAACGAAAGGGTGCAACTAAATGATTGATGTTTCCGAGTTAATGAATGATCCTGATTTTGCGTCCCACTACACTGTGATGCGGACTACCGGCAAATGGAATAAAGGTCGCTTTGAGCTCAACGCACCTCGCGAGCTAAGGTTTTATGGACCCGTTCAGCCTGCTACGGTCAAGGAAGTAGAGCAACTCCCCACAGGCAACCAAGTCAAGGGCATTATGAAATTTATGTGCAAACGTCCGAAGCGGCTGTTTGTTACTCGGGAGATGCCGGTTGACGGATCTCAAACAGAGGAACTCGGCGCGGCTTCTGATGAGATACACTACCAAGGCGATGTCTATGAGGTTATCCAAGTAATGCCGTGGAGTGCAAACGGATATATGCGTGCTTTCGCAGTCCTCAAGGGAGGTGTCGTATGGAAGCAAAACAACTGAGCTTCGAGGAAATTGAGGATCTGTTCAGGGCGGTTGTTTTGAAAATCCTCGAGCTTCCTGAAGACGATGCCAAAACGGTCAGGATGCCGCACGGTTCAGTAACGGAAGGCGCGAGTCCGGGATTCCTGAAAACCGATGACGTATGCTTTATCTATGTTATCCCAACGGATGACGGATACGGTCAACAATACCACCGCAGATACGTTCCGTCTGAAGAAAACCCCGATATGCTCACTCAAGTCAGCGAGCATACGGACATCTATAATATCCGCTTTACCATTTATGGACCGAAGAGCCACGACTGGGTGCGGAAAATCAAAGATACTCTATACCGGGACGATATAAAGAAACTGCTCAGAGAGAGCGGCTTTTTTATAAAGGCTGGAATACCTCCGCCTGTTCACGCTCCCGAGTTACATGAGGGCAGCTGGTGGCGTCGCTTCGATCTAACAACGATGTTTTATCAGTTTGTCCGACAAGTCTATGACGGTGAAATCGCACCGTTTGAAAAAGTCGAAATCAATATCACTCACAAACCCGGAGCACGGGAAGAAAAGGAAGGAGCATTATAGCTATGTTGTCTAACAAAGACATTGTAAACATTATCATTAACCTGTCGCCGCGCTCCGCGGTAAGGAGCGGTTTTAACATTGCACTGATAATCAGCACTGCCAGTATTGTGTCCGCAGCCAGTAGAGTAAAGATTTACTCTAGCGCGGAGGCAATGATTGAGGACGGCTTCACAGCCGCAATGCCGGAGTATCAGGAAGCACTACATTACTTCGCTGCCAGCACACGACCCAGCAGAATTGCCGTCGGGCATTGGGACAGCGACAAGGAGACACTCTTAGATGCTGTCATGGCTTGCCGCAAGGCAAACTGGGATTGGTACGCGCTATCACTAAAAGCCATTCTTGCAACAAGCACAGTAGAGTATGATAACGAGGACGTTTTGAATGTAGCAGCGTTTATCGAAACATGTGTGCCGAGCACAGCGATGGCATGTGCGACCTCGGATATCGAGCTCATTCAAGTACTCGAAGAGAAAAAGTTCAACCACACGCTTTGCGTGTATACAGAGGTTTCCCTGTACATCGCGGCTGCACTTTTAGGCTGGGCGATGGGTGCTAATACCGGTGCGGACAATAGTGCGTTTGCGCTTGCATATAAGGAACTTGTGAACATAAAGGTTGACGACCTCGATGATGAAATCGTAAACGATATCAAACGAGCAAACGGCAACTATTACATCAACCGAGGCGGTCAATATGATTGCTTTGAAACGGGTGTGATGTCAAGCGGCGCGTGGTTCGATGAAATCATTAACCTGCACATGCTTGAAAACCGCATCCAAGCTGCAGTGATGGAGCTGCTAAAATCAAGGCCGAAGGTACCGGGCACAGAAAGCGGTGTCCTGATGATAACAACGGCAATCCTGCCCGAGCTAGACACAGCTCAGCGGATAGGCTTCATTGCACCCGGTATATGGGATGCACCGCCTATCAGGAACCTCGCAACAGGCGATGCCGTTCCTAACGGTTACTTTATACAGAGCGATCCGGTCGACTCGCTTACGCAAGCAGACCGCGAGGCTCGCCAAGCTCCGCCTATCTTCATTGCGTTGAAACTTGCCGGAGCACTTCAGCATGTCGTCATTCAGATTGACGTCAATAGATAGAAAGGAGCACGATTACAATGGGTAATAATACAACGTATTCATTTGATGACTTTGAAGCCGTTCTTAGCCACCCTTCTGTCGGGCAGTTATCGCTTCAAGGCGAGGGACTCGGCAGCATTGCCTTTGACTACAGTGGTGATATGTCTCAGCACGACACGGCAGCTGATGGCTCGGTCATGACCTCAAAAATAAAGGTCAAGAACGGCACCATTGTCATTCAAGTACAACAGACCTCAGAAGCCGCAAAGTGGCTGAGAAAGTATGTTAACTATGTTGATACAGCAAAGTCCTCAGAGTTCGCCAGAGCTTCGCTTATCGGCGAGTCGAAGGTAATGGACGTGAAGCATACCTGCTCAGGAATATCACCGCAAAAACGTGCAGGTGCCTCTTATCAGCAAGCAGGTCAGCAGATATCGTTCACACTGATGGCGGCAAATATGGAGGAGTCGTAAGATGGCAGGAATTAGCAAAAACTCTAAATCCATCGAGATAGACGGTCGGCAGTTTCAGGTAAATAAGTTTACAGCTACCACAGGTATTAAAATCGCCAAGACATTGGCATCGAAGATTATACCTGTGTTTGACAGCTTTTTTCCCATGATACAGCAAGCTATGAGTGGCAGTGACTTCACACGTGACGAGCTTATGGCAAACCTCGACACGCTGCTTGATTTTGACGGCATCTCAAAGGCTCTTGATATGGTTTCGGAAAAAGACCTCGACTATATCATGAATACCTCACTGACATACTGCTATGAAGTGCTGCCCGCTGGCAATGCTCAAGTTCGTAACGAGGACGGCACGTATGGTGTGCAGGACATTGAGTATGATGCAATACTCGTACTACGGCTCGTTGTTGAAGCCATAAAGGTAGGTGTCGGCGATTTTTTCGACGGGAACCGCTTGACTTCGACATTAGGTCCAATGGTCTCTTTGCTGTCGCCGAGCCAAGAAACATAGAGTCATATTTGTTTGCACCGGTTCAGACAAAACATTGGCGGCAGTGCGAGTTGTGGGACGGCACATATACTCTTGATGACTTAGCAGATTATCACGAGATGATGGCTGTTGCCACAGAAAACGAAAAACGAGCTCAGGCTGCCGCTGATGCTCAACGTGAGATGAGGTGAAATCATGGCAAACATGATACTCAAAGAATATCTTGTTAAGCTCGGCTTGCAAGACAATATGACGAAAAAACTGAATAAATCCCTTAACTCTGCAAATAAGAGTGCCGGCAAATTCGCCGGCTCATTTGGTAAGAGTATGCTCGTCGCCGGTACTGCCGTTTTCACAATGGCAGCCGGTGCCGGGCTTGCTATCGCGAAGTTTATCAACAAGATAGAAAGTGGCGAAGACTCACTCAATAAATTTGCAAAAGAAATGGGCATGACCCGTGAAGAAGCGTGGGCGACAAAGTCCGCACTTGATGTCATGGGCAAGTCTATGGACGATATAAAAGCGGATCCTCGATTGCTCCAGCAGTTTGAGGAGCTGCGAGAACACGCAGAGAATATTAAGATACCCGACCAGACTGAGGGTTTAGAGTCAGTCCGGGAGGTTAAGACGGAGTTTATGAAACTCCGGCAGACGGCAATGGCTGTCGTGCAATGGATAGGACACTATCTGCTCAAACACATCGAAAGACCGCTTCAGGATATAAGAAAGACCTTAACGGGTCTTAACTCATTTATGGGTAAAAATGTCATGTCGTGGGCTGAGAAAATAGGGCAGGCAATCGGGTGGATAGTAAGGCTCGGCTCAACATTGATACGAGGTGCAGCCATTGTATATAAAGCGATAAAACGGGTATTCGACATGATACCTGGCAATGTGAAGATAGCAATTGCCGCCTTTGCTGCACTCGCTATGTTCTTAAAAATGGGTCCGATCGGTAAACTCATTACTATCCTAACAATCGCGCTCTTATTACTAGATGACTTCTTCACCTTCCTTGACGGTGGAGAGTCACTACTCGCGCCCGTGTGGCACTTACTGACTGATTTGTTTAGCGGCTTCACAAGCGGCGGTGAGAACGCGCTGGAGTTCTTCTCCGGAAAGTTTATACCCGGATTGATTGACGTAATCGCGAAGTACTTCCCGATACTCGTTGAGACGGTTATGTCATTTGTAGAGCCTGTAGTCGAGTTTGCGATTAAGATAGTCGAAGGCATTATCTCAGTAATCGTAGAGAACCTGCCCCGTCTTGTGCAGCTCGCCGGCGACATGATAAATACGATACTGTATGCCGTACTGGATATGCTACCGCGGCTCATAGAGCTCGGCACTCAGCTCCTGACATCGATTATACAGGGAGTAATCGACATGCTGCCGGAGCTTATATCCGTGATCCTCGACATAGTTAAAACCTTTATAAATATAATACTCGAAGCATTGCCAGATATCCTGATGGCAGGCGTTGAGCTTATCATGGCTTTGGTGCACGGGATAATCGAAGCCATACCTGTTATAATCGCTGCAATTGTGGATATCATAAAAACGGTGATAGAGATTATCGTCGAGAGTTTGCCAATGCTCATAGAAATGGGTATTGAGGTCATACTCGCTCTTGTAGACGGGCTAATCGAAGCTATACCCATGTTGATAGATGCAGTGATGGAGCTCATCCCCATGGTTGTGGAGATGCTCATAAGTGCGCTCCCGAAAATCCTTGATGCCGGTATAAGGATAATACTCGCTCTTGTGGACGGGCTGACCCGGATGCTGCCGAAGCTAATACAGGCGGCAATCGACCTCATTATCAAACTTGTGAACGCTCTAATTTCTATGCTACCGGAGCTTATAACAATGGGTATTGAGCTCGTTATGTCGCTGATACAAGGGATAATTGCGGCACTGCCTGACATCATCCAAGCGATAATCACGCTCATCACCTCGCTTGTCGGTGCAATTGTGGAAAACCTGCCGATGATTATTGAAGCCGGCATACAGCTTATACTCGCCTTAATCATGGGTATTGTAGAAGCGATTCCACAGATAATTCAAGCGGTGATAGCTCTGATACCCGTGATTGTGGATACAATCGTGTCACTCTTACCTCAGCTTATTCAAGCCGGTATTCAGCTAACGATATCGCTTGTAACGGGCTTAATTCAAGCAATCCCTCAGCTCATAGCAGCAATACCACAGATTGTACAGGCTGTTCTTGGCGGTCTTGCCGGGTTACCCGGGCAATTACTGACAGTCGGCAGAACACTCGTTGAGTCCATTTGGAATGGCATCACAGCAATGGGTAGCTGGCTGAAGGACAAAGTGTCGGGCTTCTTCAAAGGAATATTTGACAGCGTGAAAAGCGTGTTCGGTAGTGGCGGCGGTGCGACAACCGGTA